TGAGTGGAGGCCCAACTTACTCGATAGACCAAATAATAGACCCGACCGAACACAAGGCGACTCACGACGGCTTGTCCGACGGTTCGGAGGATGTAAATAATAATAAACTAGAGCTTTTTAGAAGCGAGACGCTTAACGATTTTGTAGCTTCCGGTGGCGTCTGGTCTGCCGATAGTTTAGGAGCCAGTCTAAACGGCTCTATGACGAGTATCGTTGCTTATATAAGCGGTAAGAGGATAACTGCTTCCGCCGTTTCAGCCCACGCCTTTACCGCTTCTAAATTTACGGCTGTCGATTTAGGGACTGACGGAACCATAGATTATAACGAGGGTACTGCTTTTTCTAACGTACCGGCTTTAGCAACTAACCATATTAGAATTGCCTATATAACAACCGATGGTACTGGAATTACAGTTGTCTATGATAGAAGAAATCTAAGCCCCTGGACTTTAGCTATGTGTGAATTAAAAGAAGGTACACCGTCTAATATCTCGATTGAAAGTTACCCAAGTAGAAAAGTTTTACAAGTTATATTCTTAGATAACGAGTCGGCTACCAAGATACTAACTCTAAGATTTAACAACGATAGTGGAGCTAATTACTCTTGGAGAAAGTCGGTTAACGGAGCGGCCGATACTACACTTGGTAGCACTACCGGTATACCGGCGGAGTCTACGAGCGGAACTAGAGAAATACTAAACTACTTAGTTCAGAATTTAATTGATAGTGACGAAAAAGTAGTTACTGGAACGGTCGTACACTCAGGTTCTGGCGGTGCTGCCAACGCTCCTGGTAAAGACGACGTAGCCGGTAAGTGGGTTTCGGGAGCCAGTACGCTTATTACCGCAGTTCATATTGTAAATACAGGAGGCGGAGCAACTCTAACGGCTGGTTCTAAGATGATAATAATAGGACACAACTAAAATGCCTCAAACACCTACCTATCCTACAGGCGAAACAATAGACCCCACCGAACACCACGACACCCACGAGGGTTTGGCGGACGGTTCTTTAGCTACTGCCAATAATAAATTAGAAACCTTTAGGAGCGAGTCTTTTTATAATTTCGTAGCGAGCGGCGGAGTTTGGACGGCCGATAATCCGGCAGTTGACCGCACCGCCTCGATGACTAGCGTAGTTACCTATATTGGCGGAAAACGAATAACCGCAAGCGCAGTAGCCGCAAGAGATTTTACCGCTAGTAAGGATACTTACGTTGACTTAGGAGACGACGGAGTAATTGATTATAACGAAGTAGCTAATAACGCGGCCTCGCCTTCCCTAGCTACTAACCATATAAGATTAGCGATTGTTACTACCGGTGCAACTACTATAGCCGCCCAGAATAATATCAATCAAGGACAAGTTGACCCCGCCGGCCCAACGGTATCTAGCACGATTTTATCAGTAGTAGATACAATCGGTAACTTAATTTATAACCGCACCCCGACCCCTGGAGTTATTGGCTATAGACAACAACTAAACGACCAAGGTTCTATTACCAGCGAGGTTGATTTAACCGGATTATCGGTTACGGTTCTTATACCGGCAGGTAGAAAAATAAAAATAAGCGGGATTTGTTTAATACAATCTAGCGTTGCCGCAGATAGAGCCGGATTAAATATAGAGGAAGGTGGGGTTACTTTACAAGCAATAAGAACACCATTACCTAATGCAAATACAAACTTTGAAATGGACGGTTTTACAGTAGAAAGCCCGTCTAGCGGTTCACATACTTATAACCTAACCGCTTTAAGGGCAACTGGAACTGGTACTTTATCGATGGAAGCCGATACTACTTTTCCGGCAATTATAATAGTGGAGCTTATCTGATATAGTCTTAATAATGGGTATCTTTGAAATTATCTTTCATCCGAATACACTTCTAGGGATAGGAGCGGTAATTTTCTCTATCGCTTACGGTTATAGGAATTTCTTTGCCGGTATCGATAAGGCCGAAGAAAAACTGCATAACGCCAATCGGGAGTTAATCGCCACCCTAACAGGACAATTAAACGCAGAGAGGTCGTCACGCGAAACCCTACAAGTTCAAGTAAACGATTTACAGCAAAAAATAGGTAAGCTAGAAGGTGTAAACCAAGAGCTTTTTAAGAAGGTCGAAGAATATACTAAACTATTTGGCCCCGCCGGAGAATTAAAAAACACCCTAGAACTTTTAGTTAAAAATACCGAGAACGGTAAGTTAGTACAGAACGAGGCGATAAAGTTTATAAAGGATATGCGAGAAGGCAAATTAAAATTACCGTAGGGGTGATATAATAAAATAAATGGTTAGCCTATCTAAGTTTATCTCTAGGTGGAACGGAAAATATGCAGATTTTGATAAATGGTATGGCGCCCAGTGTGTAGATATAGTCCAATACTGGATTAAAAATCTAGGTTATCCGCCAATCTGGGGTAACGCTGTTAATCTTTTCGCTAACGCCCCTTCTAAATACTTCCTAAAATATAAAAAGACTTTAACTAACGTCCCTAAAGCCGGCGATATAATTATCTGGGGCGGTTCTCCTGCCGACCCGCGTTGGGGTCATACAGATATCTTCGTTAAAGGAAATCTATTTAGTTTTACCGGCTTCGACCAGAACTGGCCGCCTAACTCCCCTTCTCACTTACAAGGACACTCTTATAGAGGTATTTTAGGTATACTAAGACCGAGGGTTCTAATACCTAAACCTGCCCCTAAACCAGTACCTAAGCCAAAACCTAAACCGCCGACTATCGTTTACTATACGATTAAGTCCGGCGATACTCTATCTTTAATTGCCTCACGCTATAAAACTACTTGGCAAAGATTAGTAGTTTTGAATAAATCTAGATACCCCTCCTTAGCGACTAACCCAAACTTAATTAGAATAGGTTGGAAGTTAAGAGTCAAGTAAGGTGGTGATAAAAGATGGTAGATTTAATCGAACTTGCGCCGGTTCTAGTAGCTGTCGTTAAAGGTGCGCAGCTAATCTTCCCTAAGAAGATTACTGGTGTCGCTACAATCGTCGTAGCGGCCGTAGCCGGAGCGCTTATATATAACCTACCTGCCGATAATAGCATCGTTGCAGGGTCTTTATGGGGACTTAGAACCGCAGGTATTATTACCGTGATTAGGGAGTTCGCAAGTAATATAAAAAAGTAGTAGTATTAGTAAGTGGTAAAAAAGGGTATATAAATACCCGAAGCCTGTCAGATATAGCAAATAGCCTGAACTTCGTCACCTCCTTCCCTGTCTAGTTCGGGCTTTTGCTTTTCTTGATATAGTTTTATATACTTTTACCGCTACCGGTAAAACAATAACAAAGTATATCAAATACAAAGTCGCCCCTCCAACGATGCAAAAAGGGGCGACTAAGTAAAAGAGAAAAGGATTAAAACTATTATAGCACTATTCGTCCTTTTCTTCACCTTCTCCGGTTTCTGCTTCGGCCTCACCTTCGGGTTTATCTCCGGTTTCGTCTGCTACAGGAGTTTCTTCGCCGTTAGTTTCGCCGTTAATCTTTGGGTCGTCGTCAAACATAATATCACCTCCTTTTAAGTTCAAAATAAAAGTACGCTAGTATCGTATATTTTTGGTGAAAGGCGTACTTTTTTGCTCTTTATAGTATAATATAGACTAACAGTAAAAGCATCTTTCTAGATGTCTAAGGTATATCAGTTCGGCTCGAACTGTAAAACGAGCCAATATGATAAAACTTAAACCTGTTTTAGCGAACCAGCTTCGGTTCGTGATAATTTTCCTTCTACTTATTACCCTAGCCTTAATTATCGAGGGTAGAAATTCGGCTTCTATAAGAGCCGAGAGTAGAGAAGTGGAGAAGCAGAACCAAGAGTTAAGAGAAACAAATAAAAAACTTCAAGACCAAGATAAACTTCTAGAGCAAAAATTAAAGAAATTAGAGAAACAGGTTAAAGAAATTAAAATAGTTAAAGCAAGACGCGCCGAAGAAATTAGACTAGCCGTAGCCTACCAGAAGCCCCAAGTAAGGTTTTTATCTACAAATAATACCCAGGTACTAAAACTTATTTATAGCGTTTGGTGGGAAGATGCACGCTTCCACGACCTTATTATGTGCGAGAGCGGATATAATAATTGGGCAGACGGTTACGATGCCGCCTATAATCAACACAATTACGGACTCTTTCAAGTAGCCGATAATCACGGATATAGTCGAGAACAATTAGCCGACCCCGTTTTTAACATTAAAGTTGCTAAGCAGATTTGGGACGCTAGAAAAGCCCAACGCGGTGTTGCTTGGGCTTGGTACGCTTGGCCTACTTGTTCTAAACAAGCCGGCTTTATTTAACCCCCACCTATTGCGCAAACTTCCCGATTAGTAGTAAATTTAATTGTGTGGGACAACGGCTTAAAGTGGATTGGAAAAATAGTTTTTATAACGGCAGTTTTAGGTTTGGTAAGTCTGCTAGCTTTCCTAATACTTATTTCTGCAATCTTAATCCGCGTAGTAACGTTGATTTGGTAACTTTGCTTTTCAACGTCAAAAAAATCCTCAATGAAAACCCCGCTAAAAAAAGCTGACGAACTATTTTCTCTAAAGATAAGAAGCGCCGGAGTTTGTCATAGGTGCAGAAGTAAAAACAATCTCCAATGTGCCCATATTATTAGCCGGAGTTATAAGCAAATCCGGCACAACCTAAAAAACGCTCTATGTCTTTGCCAGTCCTGCCATATCTATTTTACTAACCGGCCTATCGAGTGGGAAAACTACGTTATTAACACAATCGGGAAAAAAGCATATACTCTACTTAAAAAGCGGGCGGTCGATTACCATAAAAAAATAGATTATAAGAATATAATAAAAGGGCTAGGCGATGGAGGATGACGATTTTACTGTATTTTTAGATAAGTATATCGAAAATCTAAGGTTCTTCTGGAACGACGAGAAGCGCCGAATAGATACCTTAATTTTAATAAGAGACCTAATAAATAGTTACTTAAAAAATAGAAGGGAGTGAGCAGTCATTGACTACCAAGAGTTGCTGCGACGAGTATGCTGCGTGGCTGTCCACTACCTACTCGTACTTGACACACCTTTGGTGGACAAATCTCTGGTCGGCGAGCGTGTTCTGGCTAACGGCCTCTACGCTTGCTATCGGGATTTGGTCGAGTCCTATCCGGAGGCGCGAGCTTACGCAGATTTTGTTATCGCTACCGTCTCCGAATATAGAGGAGGAGAAATTGGCTTGGAAACTGCTATCGCCCGAATAGAGTCGGTGGGGTAGCTTTCTTATGGGTGAGAGTCGGCAGGTTATAAGACCGCACCCCCGCCGTCTTAGCCGGCTTCTCACCCGCCAGACAACTACTGGGTGAAGGTAACAACGAAACTTCGGGGCGGGTTTCGTCTAGCTTAATGCTAGCCTTCACCCCTTCTTTTAATACTATATATAGTATATTTTTCGTTATTGAGATACTAAATAATCTGACTAGACAAAAAGGAAACCACCCGTTAAGATGGTTTCAAGCGGTAGGAAAAAATTGTTGCAACAAAAATAAACTTTCTAATCCCTTTTTAGCTCATTAAAAAAGGTAGATATACTATTAGTATAATTGAAAAAACCGGCGTTTGTCAAGTTTTCCCCTTCTCTAACACTCAACCCCTTTCAAGACCTTCTAAGCGGTAGGAAATAAAGAAAACCTGTAAGAACAGTATTAACCTTTTTTTATTCTTAAAAAGAAAACAAAAACGAAAAAATTTCGAAAAACTCGCTTAGGGTAGACAAGGGGTATATAATACAGTTGATGATAGAAGCAAAGAGTAGAAGGTACGAAAGGCAACGAAATCTTATTGTAATTTTACACGACGCCGAGGGTTATAGTTTTAGGGAGATTTCAAAAATGCCCCAATTTAGAGTTAGCGCGTACGCTATTTATAAGCGTTACCGGAAGCAAAAGAACAGGATTGAACCTAAATTGGGGGGTTTACAAAGGGTTTAGGACTTGGTACAATTCTTGGTAGAAAGTGAGGTGAAAGGAAAAATGAGAAAGGGGTCAATGTTAGAAGGCTTATTTCTAGACGTTGCGTCTCCGGAGGATAGAGAGGTCATTAACAGACTTTACGAGAAACGCAACTACGGAGCGGCCGAGCAAGTAGCGGTTAGAAAGATTAGAGATATTTGGCCGGAGTTGATTAGCAATAGTCGCTTCGCCTACCACTAGGGAGTTAGGAGAGAGATAACCACCTTAACAATATATTTCCGAAACTGCGTCCGGTTTAAGCTAACCGCTTTTACGGGGGGCTGTTTCGGAGTCTCGAACCAGAGGAGTCCGTGGCGGTTTGAAAGCTGGCAAGTAACTGGACAGCAAGAGGTGTAAACCGAAGGTCGGAAGGCGAAACCCCAGACCTAGAAATCCCGCCCGTCGTCTACCGTAAAGCCGGTGTACCAGTTCGAGACTACCGATATTAGAAGCGATGCAAAAGAGAAAGGATTTTATGTTAACTAAACGGCAAAAAGCTAGAAATAAGGAAATTCTAGCGAACCAACCTCGAACCGTTCCTTATAAGTATTGGTCTAACTTGAAACCGGAGGCTTTATGGAAAAAGAAAAGCTAGATTTCATCAAAGCTAACGGTAAAGTCTTTCAACTAAAAGTCGGTGAGCTAGTTAGACTAGAAACCGACACCGACCACTTCTACTGGTTAGACGGCGAATATGTACCGGCGACCACCTCAATCTTAGCCGAAGCCGCGCCTACTCCCTACGGACTAAAGAAGTTCTGGCAAACTAATACCGAAGAAGAAGCTAATCGGATATTCGAAACCGCCGGAGACTTCGGTTCTAAAATCCACGACGCTTTAGAAAAGCTATTAAACGGGCTAGAGTTAAATCTTCTTACAGACTACCCTACTATTAAAGAAAAGGTAGCTTTACTAGCTTTTATAGACTGGTTCGGTAAGTGGAAGCCTAAAGACTATCAATCAGAGCAAATCGTAGCCTCCAAGAAGTATAAATACGCGGGTACTCTAGATTTCGTAGGAAAAATAGGTAAGGAGACTTGGTTAATAGACTGGAAAACCAGTAACGCAATTCACTTCTCACACCAGCTACAAGTTCTGGCCTACAAACAAGCCTACGAGGAAAGCATCGGGACTAAGATAGATAAGGTAGGGGTTCTTAGAGTAGGTAGCCTACATAAAGGGAACGGAAAAGAAACTAAAGAGTTACCTTTTACCGGCAAGAATTGGGAGCTTAAAGAAGTAACCGATTACTCTATAGAGGACTTTACTAATATCTATAAAACTTATCTTACTCTACACGGAGGCAAGATAGACGAGCCGAAAGAGATAGCGGTATTTCCGGAGACTCTAAAGCTACTAGAGGAGGTCGAAAATGAAAAAAGTTAATCCTAGCGAGTATATTAAGCCTAGCCTATTTATGAGTTGGGACGAGGGCGAGAATAGAATTAGAGTATTAGACGGTATCTACGAGTATAAGAAGTGGGGGACTAAGGCCGCCGGAAGGTATATATCGCAAATAATCTTTAACCCAGACGCACCGGTCGAGCCAATGTTTACCAGACCGGATAAAAACGGTAATATCCCGACACCCAAGCGCTGTTGGGGGTTTGTTATCTATAGCCATAAGGCTAAGGAGTTTAGAGTGCTAGAGTCTGGGCCGAGACTAGGACACCCGCTCTCGGAGCTTATTAAAAGCGAAGCGGAGTTTAAGGAAAAGGATATTATCGTTACTAAGAAATCCGGTAAGTATACTAAGGATAACGAGTATTCGGTTAGGTGGGCGGGTGATAACGAGGCGATGGCCGAAAGAACTCCGGCCGCTATAGCCGAATATAAATACTGCCAAAAATACTTTGAGCCAAAATGAAAAGATTTATTATATTTCTTTATGACGAGTGGGAAGGCAGAGACGAAGTTACCAGTAAAGACTTGATAAATGTCAGAGATTTTAGGGGTCATCTTATTGACACAGCAGAAGGAAAATACTTCGACCCTGATAGCAATACTTGGAAGGAGATAAAGTGAACAAGGAAAAGACTCCTAGCCAAACCTTAAGAGCCGTTATTTACAGGATTTGGGAACGCAAGGCTTATCAGATAATAGACTTCGAGAACTATTATAAAAAGCGGATGCACGAAATAATAGAAAAGACGAAGTTGGAGTTAGACTAATGAGTGATTTAACTGTCCAACAAGCGCATAAGAACTTTGAAAAAATAATAATCCTAGTTAAAGATATATCGCAGAGGTGGTTATTTTTAGGGCAGTTACTTTGGGAGAATAGAGAAAAGGGATATTGGGAGAAGCTAGGACACGAGAGTTTTAATAGCTTTCTAGCCGCGCCGGAGTTAGGACTAAGTCCGACCACTCACTATAAATTTATACACTTATACGAGCTTTACTGTCTTAAACTAGGCTTCGACCCTAAAGACCTAGTCGATATATCCTACGAGCGTCTAATGATAATAAAGGATAAGATTAGCCCGACTAATAAGGAAAATTGGATTTCTAAAGCTAAAAGTTTAAGCCAGAGCGACCTTATGATAGAAGTAAAAGAACACGAGCAGAACGTCGGGTTTAAGGTTAAAAAGGATTATCCGCAGTTCTACCGGCACGCAGAATGCGGTAAGTGGAAAATAGAAGTCGACCCTCTAGAAACCTGTATGTGCTACTTAAAGGAGGTGGGATTATGAACGAAACCGAAACAAAAGAATATCTAGATAAGTTCTCAGACAAAAGCGCACTAATAGTATCAGAAGTTTTAATTAAGCACGGTATTAACTTATCGAGTCTACCTGATAACTTTAAGCAGGCGATAATCGAAATATATAGAGAGTCGGCGATTTTAGTCTTAAAAGAGGTTTTAGGAAAAAATGAAAACTAAAAGATTTATAGCTCGTATATTCTGGACGATAGTTTATAAGACCAAGAGATTACTAAAATGAAAATCCTCGAAGGTAGAAAGTCGGATTTCCAAACCGATTATAACCAAGTAGGATTACCGACAGAAGTTGCAGTCCTAGACAGGATAAAAAAATACCTCGACCCGACAGCGTATAGACTAGAGGGGTATAAGGGTAAGGATATAACTGCGCCGAAAGTAGGACTCTCGTTTGAAGTAAAATACGGTAATTTCGGCAGGACGCATTTTGCATTGGAAGTATCAGATAATAATAAGGAAAGCGGAATTACCACTACGACTGCGGATTATTGGGTAATTAACGCCTGGGATAAGTTTTTTGTTATCGAGATTAGATTTCTTAAACAGCTTGCTAATATGTATAAAAAAGGCGAGTATCAAATTTCCGGTAATAATAAAAAAACTAGCTTAATACCGATACCACTAAAAGAGATTGAAACTTGGAGCGAGTTAATATGGGATTGAGGTGATAAAATATGGCGAAAAATAAACACCGGATAGTTAGATGGCTAATAGAGTTAGATACAGTTACTACTAACGATTATACGATTGATAAGTTCGAGAAGCTATTAGAAGTATTTTGCGATACTTTTAGCGTTCTAGGTCAACAATCGGAAGCTAAAATACTAACTAGAGAAGATAGAAAATGAAACCTAATGTCGAGTTTTTGGTTTGTAGTTGCGCTAGGAAGTCAAAACACCGGATGCGTAACCATACCAAAGATAAAATACAGCCGAGGATAGAAAACTACTGGAAAAAAGTAGCGGCTTTTAGAACTGCACAAAAAGCCGAACAGAAAGATAAAAAAAGCAGTATTAAAATTAAGAAGATTAAATGAAAATTACTTTCTTAGGAAACTTTGATGTGCCTTTTAGTAGCGAGAACCACCACGCTTTATCTTTAGAGTCTCTAGGACACGAAGTAATTAAATTACCGGAACAGCGCGCTAGTGCGGAGCAGGTAGTTGATAGCGCTAAGCGTTCCGACCTTTTTATTTGGGTACATACCCACGGGTGGCATACGGATATGCTTAGAGAAGCTATCAGGGAACTAAAGAGGCGAAAAATACCTACTCTGACTTACCACTTAGACCTATATATGGGTATTAAAAGGTGGGACGAATACAAAGATAGCGAGCTTTTTGATTTGGACTATTTCTTTACGGTCGACCCTCAAATGGCAGACTGGCTAAATAAAAACACCAAAGTAAAAGGATATTTTATGCCGGCCGGAGTTTACGATAAAGAGTGTTATATATACGAAGGCTTTAGCCCTATTAAAGATGTTGTATTTGTAGGTAGTCGGGGTTATCACGAGGAGTGGGCTTGGCGGCCAAAACTGATAGACTGGCTAAAAGAAACTTATAAAGATAAGTTCGAGCATTGGGGCGGGGATGGTAAGGGTGTTATTCGTGGCAGGGAGTTGAACATTCTTTACGCCTCTACGAAAATAGTTATCGGCGATACTCTTTCACCTAATTTTAATTATCCTTATTACTTCTCCGATAGACTATTCGAGACGACCGGCAGGGGCGGATTTATTATCTTTCCTTATATAAAAGGTATCGAGGACTACTTCGATTTAGAAAAAGAACTAATTACTTATACTTTCGGTAACTTCGATGACTTAAAGCAGTCTATAGATTATTTTCTAACCCACGACGAGGAGCGCGAAAGAATAAGAATAGCCGGCCACGAGCGCACTAAAAGAGACCACACTTATTTACAAAGGTGGGCTAAAATATTGGAGGTTATAAATAAATGAAAGAATTAGGGTTTGAGGATTTAGTTAAAGGTCTTTTATTACTTTACGAAAAAGGTTTAATTACTCGTCAACTGGTATTTAATATAGTTACTCAAGTTGTAGCCAATAGTTATCACATAGGGATGTCCTCTGACTTTATAGAAAGATTTATGATACCTAAAGGTGAAAAGTAGAATATGGTAAAAATGGTTGACACGTTAATAAACGGTAAGTTTAAGATAAAACTTCCCGAACATAGGGCGGCAAGACCGGAATGGTACACCAAGCAGGGTTGGGAAAAGAAACGCCTTGAGTCTATGCACGAGAATATCGGTAAGCTAGATATAGTTTATTATGTCGGTGCGGAGCTAGGCGAAATGCCGGCGTTGTGCCAAATGTGGGGGGCGCACGTGGTTTTATTCGAACCAAACTACAAGGCTTGGCCGGTTATTAAAGCGGTTTGGGAAGCTAATAAATTAAAGAAACCTTTAGGTTGTTTTGCTGGTTTCGCTAGCAATCTACATAGGCCAATGCCAAAGAAACCAGATAAAAATATATTTAAGGGTTTGGGTTGGGTAACTGATAAAGACGGGTGGCCTATTTATGCTAGAGGAAAGATTGAGAAAGCCCACGGGTTTAGTGAGTTATATCAAGAAGCTGACGGATTGCCGCAGTTTAAGATAGATAAGATAGCGGAAACTATACCTTATCCTACAGCAATAATACTGGACGTTGAGGGTAGCGAGTGGCGAGTTTTGGAAGGGGCAGGTGATACTATAAAAAAGCATAGACCAAAAATATGGTTAAGCGGCCACCCCGAATTTATGTTTCACCAATATAAAGAATACCTAACTGATTTAAGGAACTGGATTAAAGCGTTTGGGTATAAAGAAACCTTGTTAGATTACCAGCACGAGGTACACCTATTCTATGAAAAGAGTTGATATCGAAAAGAAATACTGGGACGATAAAGCTAAGTCTAAAAATATAGCTTTAGAAATGCACGACCCCGAAATATCTCTAGAAGTAGAATTAAGTATAATTGCTAAAGAGTCGCCAATTCACGCTACAAAAAACTTAGAGATAGGTTGCGGTATAGGTAGGTTGTTAATTCCCCTATCTAGATATAGACGCGATACCTACTGGTGCGGGGTAGATATATCGGAGCGTCTAATAAGAATAGCCGGCGAGACAGCTAGGTTATTAAACGCAGACGGTTCTAAACCCCCCAATTTAGAATTGATAGACAACGATGGCCGAACTCTGCCGTTGGAGGATAACTATTTCGACTTTATCTATTCGGTAACGGTTTTCCAGCATATCGATAAGGAAGGGGTCGAGAGTTATTTTAAGGAAGTAGGGCGCGTTCTCGCAGAAAACGGGGTTTTCCTTTTCCAGTTTATAGAAGGCGACGAACACGAACCGTTTAGCCACCACTATCCGTACCCTTATATATCTTGGCTACTAGATAAAAGCGGCCTAACTATAGATAAAGAACAGTACGGTTTGATTTATCCGGAGTGGACTTGGATTACCGCCAAAAAGATAAATAAAAGGTTATTAAAAGAAACTGATAAAACCGCCTATGAACCAATGCCAAGCCGGACACTCTGACCACGATAGTTTTAAGATAGAAACCTCGATAGGCTTTATGTGGGTCTACAACTACGAAAGATATAAAAACGTCGCCGGTTATTGTTCCGGTAAAGACGACGTTTCCAGAACCCTAATAAATACCGGAGCTTGGGAGAAACCGGAAACAGAAATAATAAAGAAAGTTCTAGAGGACGGGGATAAAAATAATTATTTCTGGGATTTAGGCTGTCATATAGGTTGGTATACGATAATAGCGGCTAAACTAGGCTACCGCGTTTTAGCTATAGACGGCGATAAAAACAACTTAAGTTTATTAAATAAGAATTTAGCCGAGAACCTTATAGCATCTAAGGTTACTGTAAAAAACGAATGGATTAACGCTAAATCTCCCTACTACGGTTTAGCAATCGGTAATATAGAGTTAGTAAAAATTGATATAGAAGGTAACGAAGTTTACGCAATCGAGAAACTTTGGGATTTAATTTTAGCTAAAAGAGTTAATAACTTATTTATAGAATTTAGCCCCGTCTTTAATAATAGTTATCCCGAAATCTATAATAAATTAACTAAGGTCGGCTATAAGGCTTTTATAGACGGCGCTCCTTTTAATGGCGATATGAACTTTAATCAGGCTAATATATTATTTAGATTATGAGAATACCGGTAGTTTGGAAAAGCTATAAAGAAGATACTCCTAATCGGGGTTACTGGGACGAGGGTCTTTTAGAGTATATATTCTCCGGCGAGGAGTTCTGGCACGAAGATAAAATGGTCGAAAGCGGCGGAGCGATAGTTATTATCCCTGCCCGTTCCCACTCTGATAAGGTAGACGAAATAAACGAGGATATAAAAAACCTAGATTGGGTTTTAATTATTTTAGCCGGAGACGAAGAAAACGTATTTCCGATAGATAAGCTAAAACACAAACGTTTATTAGTTTATCAAATGACCCCAGACTTTCATAAACCTAAAATAGCAGACAGGTATTTAGGCGATGGCTGGCCTCCGGACGCTAGAGAACTTATAGGCAAAAACGACGGAGTGAAAGACTACGATTGGGCTTTTTCTGGACAGATAACTCATAAACGAAGAAAACTAGCCGCTAAGTTTATGCACGCTTTATTAGAGGACGAGCAGTATAAAGGGTTCTTAAACGAAACTGAAAGGTTTACCGAGGGTTTAAGTAGAAAAGACTATTACGAGTTATTATCTAGAACGAAGATAGCTATTTGCCCCTCTGGGCCGGAAACTCCTGATACCTTTCGTTTCTACGAAGCCTTAGAGGCTGGATGCGTTCCTATCGTAGATGATAAAATACCTAAAAATGCGAAAGCTACTAATTATTGGCGTTACCTTTTTACTAACTCTGCTTCTTCTGATTTACCTTTCCCTATTCTAACGGACTGGAAAAAGCTAAAAGGGGTATTTGTAAACTATTACGACAGGTATCCTAACGTTAATAATCGAGTTTTCTCTTGGTGGCAACAATATAAAAAGAAACTAGAATATAATATAAAAGAAGATATTAGTTATCTATCGAAAACTAAAATGGATTACGGCCTTATTACAGTTTTAATACCAACTTCGCCTATAAAGTCTAACCCCGATACTTCGATTATAGAAGAAACTATTTTAAGCGTAAGAGATAAACTGCCAGGTTCGGAAATAATTTTAATGATTGACGGCGTGCGTGAGGAGCAAAAGGAGAGTAATAATGATTATCAGGAGTATATTAGACGAATACTTTGGAAAACTAATTTCGAGTGGAAAAAAGTTACTCCGGTAATGTTCGACGAGTTTAACCACCAGTCCGGTATGACTAGAAAAGTATTAAGAGATGTTAAAACTCCGCTTATTCTTTTTGTAGAACACGACACGCCGCTCTGCGAATATATACCTTGGGAGGCATTACAGAAAACTATTCTAGAGGGCGACGCTAATTTAATTAGATTTCACCACGAGGCTCTTATACTACCCGACCATAAGCATTTGATGCTAGACGAGCAACCGATAACTATTAACGACGTTCCCATAATTAGAACGGCGCAGTGGTCGCAACGACCGCACCTCGCCTCTACCGAATTTTATATAAAAACGCTAGATAAGTATTTTAATCCGGAGGAGAAGTCTTTTATAGAGGATAAGGTTCACGGTAGAGTAATTAGCGATTATAAGGACAGGGGCAAGGCCGGCTGGAATGATTGGAAAATAATGGTTTACGCTCCGAGCGGAGATATGAAAAGAAGCTACCACTTAGACGGGAGAGCCGGTGAGCCGATGTATAAAAACTTATGAGAATTGGTCTAGTAGCCCGTTGCGATAGTACGGGACTTGGGGTACAAACAAAAGAGTTTTACGACCATATTAAACCTGATAAAACTTTAGTTGTAGATATAACGGCGGTTAATCAGTCTAAAGGTAAGATTGCTAAAACCTATCCTCGATGGTATACCGGCGATAATGTAAAGTTTGTACACGGCTTCCCTAACGAAGTAGATTTTAATTGGCTTCTAACCGATATAGATTTAGTATTTACTATCGAGTCTCCTTATTCTTACAGATTATTTTCCCTAGCCAAAGAAAAAGGTGTCATCTCTATTAACCAATTTAATTACGAATTTCTAGATTATTTCGTTAGGCCGGACTGGGCTTTCCCAGACGTACTAGCCGCGCCGACTAATTGGAATTTAGACGATGTTAGAAATAACTTTAGCGATAAAGTAAAGATTATCGAATTACCCGTACCTATAAATAGAGAAGTTCTAACTTTTACCAAAAAGACTAAAGCTAGAAGATTTTTACATATCGCCGGCCATAAGACTGAGGATAATCGGAACGGAACGGATATAGTTCTGGAAGCTATACCTCTAGTTAAAAGTAAAAACGTCGAGTTTATTATTAAGTCGCAGTTTTATATAGAAAACCCTAGCCCTTTTAATACTAGAATAGACGACCGAGAAGTAGAGAACTATTGGGAAAATTACGTCGGAGAGTATGATTGTCTACTTCTACCTAGAAAATACGGCGGCTTATCCTTACAGCTACAAGAGAGCTTATCTCGCGGCCTAGTACCGATAATGACTAACTTACCGCCCCAGAACGAGATACTAGAGGCCGAGTCCTTAATAAATACTGATAGTAGAAAAATGCTTTTTACTAGGATGCATATGCCAAGCCACCAGACTAAACCTCAAGTATTAGCGGATAAGATAGACCAATTAGCGAGCGACGATAAGTTAGTCGAAAGATTAAGCGAAAAATCTAACGAAATAGCCGAAAGACTTTCTTGGAATAAAATGAGGCAAGTTTACCTAGATACTTTCGAACAATGCTTAAAGTAATAAAACCGTCGGAAAAGCCGCTTGTAACCGTTTTCGTACCGCTAACTAGAGAGTGGGCGCTAGATAGGTTTTTACCTAGTTTAGATAACTTAGAAATGCCTTGGCTCGGCACGGAAGTTTATTTTTATATAGATACTGATAATCAGAATATAATCAATAGGACGACCGCCTTCTTAGAAGAACGGAAAGATAAATTTAACGGCTCTAAAATCTTAATTAGCGGAAATCCTGCCCCGACTAATACTAGGATTTCGATACAACGCAACCGGATAATCGAAATGAAAGAACGAAGTAAAAAAGATATTAAGGGTAGCTACGTTTTCGGTATCGAGGATGATACTTTAGTTCCTCCGAACGCCTTTCGTAAGATGTACGACGACTTCCAACTAGATTACAATGTCGGCTATATAGAAGGGGTACAGGTTGGTAGGCACGGAATTAAAATGGCCGGAGTTTGGAAAGTAGACGATTTAAGAAACCCGACTATACAAAAGACTTTAGAGCCGCCTAAATATGAGAGTCTAGAACCTATTACAGGCGGCGGTTTCTATTGTTATCTAACCCTAGCCTATTTATATCAGAATATAAAATATCGGTTCTTCGCGGAGTGCTTCGGCCCAGACGTTTGCTACGTTATGGACGTTCTAAAAGAAGGTTATAAAGCCTACGTTAATTGGACAATTAAAACTATACATATAACCCCGAAGCAAGATTTACTGGTAGATGGTAAAATAGTAAGCGTAGTCTGGAAAAAAGATAAAAACGGCTGGCAATTACAGCCTTACCATATAAAATGAAATTTTCAATCGAAAAGAGAAACCTACAAACGATGCTAGACCTACAGCACGACAAAGAGTTCCACGAACGGGCGGTAAACCGAATAAATATAGACTGGGACGTTATCCTAATGGTCGAACGCCAGAGGGTCGGTATGTTAAAGAATAAAGTCGAAAAAGTAGACTTAATAAAAGGCGAGATAGAATACGGAAATATAATGGTTACCGATAAGCTACCGGATAAAGGAAACTCTAAAATAAGCTGATGGAAAAAACTATCTGGCATATATCTAAATTAAGGAATTGGGACAAGAACCCTAGAGCGATAACTAAAGACGACTTCGAGCGGCTAAAAAGACAATTTACAAGGATTAAAGAAATAACCGGCGAGTATCTTTATAAACCTTTAGTTATAACTCCGGACGGCGAAGTCTTAGGCGGAAATATGCGTCTAAGAATTTTACAGGATTTAGGGATTGAGGATGTTTGGGTTAGTATAGTAAACGTAAAAACCGAAGAAGAAAAAATAGAAATAGCTATTAGCGATAACGACCGCGCCGGATATTATATCGATACAGACTTAGCCGAGTTAATTAACGGCGTTAAAATAAACCTAGAAGATTATAAAGTTGATTTAAGTAAAGCGGTAAACTTACAAGAATTACTAGATAATTTCTCGCCTACCGGTAACGAGGCTTTATTAGACAAATTCGATGCAAAAGAAGTTGAATGTCCCGAATGCGGAGCGAAATTTACACCTTGATTTCTGCACGTTCCAAGCGGCTAAATACGCGGTAGAAAATTGGCATTATTCTAAATCGATGCCTTACGGTAAGTCGGTAAGAATAGGAGTCTGGGAAAATAATAAATTTATTGGGGTAGTTATATTTAGCCGAGGAGCTAGTAGAAATATAGGTAGGCCGTTCGGGTTAAAGCAAACCGAAATCTGCGAGTTGACTAGAATAGCTTTGAGAACGCACGAAGCGGCAGTTACTAAAATAGTTTCGATAGCGCTTAATTTATTAAAAAAAGCTAACAAAGGAATTAAGTTAGTAGTTTCTTTCTCCGACCCTAATTACGGACACTTAGGTAAGATATACCAAGCGGGTAATTGGGTTTTTATGGGTAGAGCCGGACAAGCTAACTTAATTAAATTAAGAGGGGTTGTATATCAAACTAGAACAATCGGTAAGAGGTATAATACTCATAGCCTAGACTGGATTAGGAAAAATATAGATAGCGAAGTAGAGAAAGTAATAATAAAGCGTAAGTATAAATACCTAATGCCGTTAGAACCTAGCTTAAAAGAGTTAGTAGAGAAATTTAGAAAACCTTATCTTAAAGAGATTAACTAGCGTCAGTCGTCTAAAAGTAAGACGCTGGCTTTCCAAGCTAGAGAAGGCGGTGCGATACCGACCCTGACGCTCCAATTTGATATAATAAGAACAGGGAAATTACAGGGATATGTCAAACGAAGATAAAGCTAACGATACTTCTTTCAAACCAGGCGAGAGCGGCAACCCAAGCGGTAGGCCGCCTAAAGGCTATTCTATAACCGAGACTATTAGGGAGATGATGAACTCCGACCCTAGAATTAAGCAAGCTCTAGGGGCTAAAGTTATCGACAAGGCTCTAGGTGGAGACTTAAAGGCAATAGAATTAGTCTGGGCTTATATGGACGGCAAACCCTTACAGAAAGCTACGGTTACTTTCGACGATACTAAGAGTACCGAAGAAATAGCCGGTATATTACAGAAAGCCTATGACGAAGAAGAACCGGATAATAAAGACGCTGGTAGCGAGCCTGTTCCGAACGAAACAGGGTAAGCCGTTTGATTTAACCGACGGGCAGTGCGATATTTTCGAAGCGGTTACTAATCCTAAATATAAGTGGGTTTGGATTTCTGCTCCTACGCGCTACGGTAAAACGGACGATATAGCGATAGCCTGTCTTTATCTAGCAGTTTTCCGCAATCTAAAAATACCTATTGTCGCCGGTAGTGAAGAAAAAGCCCAGAAGATTATGGAGTATGTTTTAGAGCATATCTCTAACCACCCTAAGTTATATAAAGGTCTAATTAACGCCGATATTTCCGATATAGAAAAACTAAAAGTGCAGATGAGTAAGCAAGCCTTGCGGTGGTATGACGGGGGCTGGATTTATATTACTAGCGTAGACTCTAGAAATATAACTAGAGAAGGCGAAAGAGTAGTCGGCGAGGGTGGGGATATAGTAGTAGTCGAAGAAGCCGGACTAATAAAACGGCAAGAGCAATTTTCTAAAATAGTTCGTATGCTAGAGGGCGACTGGGGTAAAATGGTATTAAGCGGAAACTGTATCGAGAATAGTATCTTCGAGACCGCCTACAAAGACCCGCTTTATAAAAAGGTTAGAGTACCTCTAGAGCAAGCTATAGCGGAAGGCAGAATAAACCAAGAAAGATTAGAGCAACAGAAATCGCAAACGACCGGTAAAGATTGGAAGCGATACTATTTAGTCCAATTTCCCGAAGCTAACGAGTTTACTTACTTTAAGCCGCAAAAATACGAATACCTACCGGAGATAGTTAAATACTGGGGTTCTTGCGATTTAGCTCTAGGAGAAACTAAGAAGGGTAGTTTAGTAGGTATCGTAGTTTTAGGAAAAGATAAGAACGGTAAAGTCTACGAGGTAGAAAGTATCGGTAAGCAAATGCCGCCCGAAGAAACTATCCGAACTATCTTTAACTTACCCTACCAATTCGAGAGGTTTGGGATAGAGTCGGTACAATTCCAGAAATACTTTTTAGACGTTATTAAGGAAAAAAGCCAAGATAGGGGTCGCTACATACCGTTCGAGGGGATAAACCAAAGTAAGAAAAAAGAGGAGCGTATCGAGAGTTTAGAGCCTTTTATTAACACCGGCCAGATTTTATTTAAGGGTGATAACGAACTTTGGCAAGAGATGCAGGATTATCCCGATAGCGAAAATCTAGACGTTATCGATGCTCTAGAGATGTGCTGGCGCTTAGTTTATCAACCAAATGTTGAATTTGATTTTATTTAATGACTATTTATGTTATATTTATAGCTAATGGCTAACCCGCTTGTCCGAATACCAATAGTCGGAAAACTATTCGCCGGATTTGGTGATAATACACCTTCGCAGAATACCTTTATGCTGGATTGGTCTAATCCCAACGCTATTACTAAAAGAACCCAATTAAAAAGTAACGTCGGCTACGTCTGGACTTGCGTAGGGGCGATAGCTGGAGAAGTAGGAAAAATACAATTCAAAATAGTTAAAGATAATTCTAGAGGCGATGAAGTAGAAATCGATAACCACCCTTTTATTACCCTGCTAAGAAAACCTAATCCTTTTATTTCGCAGTTTGTTTTATTTGAATTGACCCAAGCCTTTATAGAATTAACCGGAGAGGCTTTTTGGTATTTTAGGGTTGGTGAGGTTTCGAGAAAGCCTAAAGAGATTTATTTATTAAGACCAGATTTAGTCCAAGTAATAATGGCTAAGAACGGATATATAACGGGCTACGTTTATAACCTACCGAGCGGAGAGCAAGTACCCCTAGAATTAGACGAAGTAATGCATTTTAAGCTACCTAATCCTGAAGACCCATCTAGAGGTTACGGAGTAGTCGCGGCCGGACAGCTTTATATACAAACAGAAGAATACGCTTCTAGATTTACTAGAAACTTCTTATTTAATAACGCTCGTCCTAGCGGTATTTTATCTGTACCGCAAATGAACGAGGACGATTTTAAGCAGCTTAAGGAACGCTGGAGAAGCGAGTATGGAAGCGTTGATAACGCCGGTAAGGTAGCAATCGTTAGAAACTCCGAAGTTACTTTTACACAACTAGGAACAGGTTTAGAAGGGATAGCTTTAGAGACCGCTAAGCATATGAGCCGAGATGATATTATGGCGATGTTTCGAGTTCCTAAACCAATTCTAGGTATTACCGAGGACGTAAATAGAGCAAACGCCGAAAGTAGCGAGTATATTTTCGCTAAGAGAGTTATCGACCCGAAGATGTATCGAATAGCCGATACTTTAGAAACTTATATCGATAAGACCTACGGCGACCCTTCGATTACCGTTAGATACGAGTCGCCCGTCCCAGAAGATAGAACCTCCCAACTTTCCGAAGATACTGCCGCTATCAATATGTGGAAAACCAGAGACGAGATTAGAGCCGAGAAAGGACTAGGGCCAACCGAGGGCGGAGACCAATTTTATCTACCCTTTAATCTATCTCCGGCCGGCTCGCCAATAGCAGCGAAAATTCTAACTGACGTTAAAAAGGAAAATGGCAAGGCGACTATTAAAATAATCCACCATAAAAGACCGAAGATTAAAGCGCTAATTATTAGTCCCGAAACTAAGGAGAACTTTAGAATTTCGCTTATTAAGATGCAAGAGAAGTACGCTAAGGTTACGAAAAAGCAAGTAGTTAAATTCTTAAAAAAACAAGAGAAGGTAGTTATAGATAGACTAACTCCGCAGTTCGTTAGGTCGAAAGCGTATAACGATATTTTATTTGATTTAGACGAAGAAACTAAAAGACTAATAGAAGAAGTCTATCCGATTTTGGTAGAATTGGCTAAAGACCAAGGCCCAATCGCTTTACAGTTAGCCGGCGAAGAAAAGCTAAAGTTTGAGATAACGCAACGAATAACGGATAATCTAAAGGATAGATTAGCCAGAGCCGGTTTGAATTTCAATCGAGAAACTAGGCAAGAACTAGAAAAGATACTAACCGACGCAACTCTAAATAACGCTACTCTAAGAGATACTACTAAAAAGATAGAAAGTTTTTATAGTAGTAGCGAAAAGTTTAGAGCCGAAAGAATAGCGCGAACCGAGACTTTAGACGCAAGTACCGAAGCTACTTTAGAAGCCTACCGGCAAACCGGCTTCGTAGTTAAAAAAGAGTGGTTTGCTAATCCAGGGGCTTGTCAATTCTGCCAAGCTATACACGGAACGGTCTTAGGTCTAGAGACTACCTATTTAGAGCCAGGGCAGTCTATAAGCGGTACAGAAGGCGGAACTTATAATATAGATTACGATAGCGTGGAAGGCCCACCGTTACACCCGAATTGTACCTGTACGGTAATACCGGTGGTGGAGTAAATATGCCTATATCAATAAACTTAGTAATAATTAGAGGCGATACAACTAATATAACTTTAACTTTAACCGACCAAGACGGGATAGCTATAGATTTAACTGGCTCTACGGTATTCTTTACGGTTAAACCAGTTCCCGACGCCGACGCTACAGACGCCGACGCTGTAATAGCGGTAGAAGTTACTTCGCATACCGACCCGACTAATGGAGAAACCGTAATTCCTTTAACCGCAGACGATACTGATATAGCGGCGGGAATTTACTATTACGACGTTCAAGTTAAAGATACGGCTAATAATATATTTTCGCTTCCGGCGCGACAATTAAAAGTTATAGAAGATATTACTAGGAGAACTACTTAAAATTAT